TGAAATAGCTAGCAGAGAAAAAAGCAAACTAGCTGAGATTTTAAAAAGAAATGCAGGAAAAGTTAAAACAGAAAAAATTAAACTAGAATTTATAAACTAACTATTTAAAAATAAAATAAATTAATATGAAATTATCACAAAGTAAATTTGGTATTATCAAAGCTCCAATGCTTACGGGAGATCGTAACTGGGGTATGAATTATACCAACCTAAATAATCTTTACCAAGCAGGTTTGATTAAAACAGATACAGAGGCATTAGGTGGTATGGGCCAACTAGCTTCAATGAAATCTTTATTTGATGGTACAGCTCCTTTGCTTGAACTAGCTCAAGGTGCAGATACTATTACTGTAGATGGAAACAAAGTAGAGTGGGAATTTATGGTATCAGGTTACAGACCATCTCTTATTGTAGAGGATGTTGAACCTAGTAATACTACTAAAGGTATTGCTCAAAGACCATTTAAAATTAAAATTGACCTAGGTACTTATGTTGAAGGAGATACTTTAGTATTTACTGACAGCAAAAAATATAACATGCGTGTTATGGCTGCTGGTCAAAAAGATGGTTCTGCAACAATTTACACAGTTAAATTGATGACAGATGATCCTACATTATTTGTACCAACTGATCTATTTGTTATTGGATCAAGAATTATGAAACTTGCTTCTACTTATTCTGAAGGCTCTGTAAAAGGTGGTTCAATGAGTGTAGATTCAATTGGAAAAATTAAATTCCGTTCTGGTCTTTCTAGATTCAGAAAACAATATCAAATGACAGGAGATGCTGCTCAAAGAAAATTGAATGGCAACTTGACTGAAGCAGATTTGTTGATTCTTGCAGGAAGAAAAGCAGGAGAGTCTACAGATGCATTCCAAAAAAGAATTGCAATTGCTATGAATTCTAAGAATAAAGGTAATATGTATATTACTTCAGTTGCTGAAATTAAATTCAACAAAGAATTTGAAATGGAAAAAGAACTTCACTTGATGTATCAAAGAAGTAGTTCTACAGTAGTTGATGAGTCTACAGGTTACTATGTTAATCAAGGTCCAGGTCTTCAAGAAATACTAGAAGATGGTTATAGAGAATTTTATAACACTTTCACAATAGGTCTAGTTAAAGACTTTTTGCAAGATATATTCTTTGGTAGAGTAGCTTATGACCAACGTAATGTTGTAATGTGGACAGGTGAAATAGGACTAAGATTGTTTGATGAGGCTATCAATCAAATAACTCAAGGTTTCTTCAAAGATATGAAAGATTATTTCATCAAAACTGATGGTGCTTCATTGGTACCAGGTGGTCCAACAGGATTGTCTTATACTGAAACTCCATACACTCAATACAAATTGAAATTTGGTGGTTCATTGACAGTTATGCACATGAAAGCTTATGATGACGTAACTTTCAACACTATCCTAGATGAGAATGGTTATCCAGCAGAATCTTCAAGATTTACATTTATAAACTATGGTTTAGGTGATGGCTTTGGTAAAAACATTGCTTATTTGAAATCTTCAAGAGATGTTGCTTATGGTTACACAGGTGGTTTATCTAACCCTTATGGAAATAGTCAAGGAGCATTAATGTCTCATGCTGGTGACTTCTGGACTGTACACAGAATGGAAGATGCTGGTATCCTTGTAAAAGATGTTACTAAGTGTGGGGAATTAATCCCTGCAGCGTTGAGAGGAAAATAAATTCCTTTAGGGTTTCAAGGGGTGAACCCATTAATCACCCCTTTTTATAGTGAAGTAGATTACAGGAATCTAACTCGAAATGGTTCAACTCCATTCTTCACACTAAACATAAACACACAAAAAAACAAACAATATGTCAAACACAACAAGACCACAGAAAGTAAAAATTTACCCTAATATTTTAAAAAATAAACATTGGCAGGTAAATATTGATCCCTCCTATAAACAAATTGGAGAAACCTATGCCTTCTTAGCTAATAGTAATACTATTAGACCTAGATTTGATAAAGCAACTTATCAATATAATTTAGGACCTATTAATGCTAGATATACTAAAGAAGAAATAAATACTTTAGTAAAAAAATTAGGATTTAATGATGAAATAACTGGATTAAAAATCTCAGAAGCAGATTCATCAAATAGATTAGATCCATTTTTTACTAATAAAAATTGCAAAGCAAAACTAGGAAGAGATATAAGTATATTAGACTTAAAGAATCCTTTAGATGAATTAGTTTATGCTATTATGACTGCAGACCCTATGACAATTGTTGGAGAAAATAATTTGTCAAAACACCCAACAGCAGAATGGATTATTGCAGATGAAGAGGCAGATGCTATAGTTAGAGAAACCAAGAGAGAAAGAGTTAGTAAACTACATGCTAGATTTGAAGGACTTACTAAGACTCAAAAGAAAAATATGTCTACAGCGTTAGGAATAAAATTAACAGGTGAAGAAAAAGAAGTTATTGTAGAAGATTTACTTTACTCTAAAATTACAGAAAATTCTTCTAGAGAAACACTAACAGCTATACAAGATTTATTCTTAGAATTATCAGACCCTAAAAATAAAGCAAAATTAGAATTAACAGTTTTAACAGAGCAGTTGTTTCAATATGCAATATTAAGAAAAGAAAGTACAAAAGTATTATTTAATGGAGAGACTCTTGCTACTGACACAATACATATTGTAGACTTCTTATCTAAACCAGAAAATTCTGCATTATTGTTGACTTTAGAGGAGGCTTTAAAAGCTAAGATGAAGTAATGTATTCTATAAAAGAAGCCCACTATAAATTTAAACAACACGCTAATAAAGTAGATGGATTAAGAAATGCAAATTTTCTTATACCTCAGATTGATGAGTACATATTTGAGGCCTATATAATTTATGTTGAAAATATTTGTGAGCAATTAGAGTTAAATCAAAAGCGCAGAGATGACATTAGGCAGTTAGAAATTAAAGACCTAGAAATACCTGTCATTAAAGTAACTGATGAGTATTATACTGCAAATTTGCCTGATGATTATTATAGATATTTAGAATCATATTCTTTGTGTAAAAATGAAAAATGTGAGAATAAAAAGAAAATAAAAAATTACATTATTCAGAAAGATGATATATATGTAAATGATCCTATGTTTAATTCTTCATTTACTTTTGAACGAGTAAATTTAGATCTTTCAGGAAACAAATTATATCTTTATTACGAAGATTTTGATATAGAAAAAGTATTTCTAACTTATATCAGAAAGCCTTTAAGGCCAGGTAACCCACAAGATTTCTTAAATGGAGGTGGAACTTATAACTTACCTAATGGAACTCCAGCAGTTCAAAGAGATATAGAAATTGACTCTACATTCCAAGCAAACAAAATAATAGATATTGCAGTATTAATTGCAATGAGAGATGTCGGAAACACTATAGATTTTGAATCTCAATTAAATAAAATTTTAAACATATCAAAAATATAATATTAAAAAACTTTAAATAAATAAATTATGTCAACTAGAATTCAAAAAACTATTTTCCTTCCAACCAAAGGAAATACTGCTATTGTTACAACTGGTACAGCTTTGTACGATGCAGTAAACAAATGGTACAATTTGGCTCCAGGTCAAATTGGATTTTTTAACACTGCAACTAATACTGCAGTAAATGCTTCTACTATTGTAGGAGTAAAAGAAATTTTTATTGCAATAGGTGTAGGTACTGTTACTGGTCAAGCTACAAAGTCTAAAAAAGTAAGACTAAGTAATGGAGAAAATATTTCTTCATGTCTTATTGATTATGCTAATGTAGATGCTCCACAAGAAGGTAGCTCAAATACTGCTTCATTTTATTTCTCTTGTATTGATTGCTCTACTAATTATGCAATTGGTGTTCAATTACGTGATCCAACATTGAACTTTTTCTATCCAGAAAATAGATTCCATGTAGAACTAATTTCTGTACAATCAGAAGTTTGTCCTTCATGTGATGGTGATTGTGATTATACTCCAGATGTAGATGATTTGAGAGATAAATTTATTACAGAAATTGAAGAAAATGAATTATTAAAAACATATGTAGATTCAGTTTCTACTATTACAGGTGCAGGTCTTACAGTTAATGGAATTACTTACGCTGCAGGTTTTGAAATAACTTTCAAAGTTAATACTCAAGAGTGTGGTTGTTTTCCTAAAGCTGAAAGCATTATGCAGAGATACACTATTGGTTCTATCCAAACTATTCTAAATTCAGGTTGGGCACCAAATAGTACACTTGTAGCTCAAGATTTAACAGCTTTAGCAATGCCTAAAGGAGTAGGTGCAGATTTGCAGTGGGAAGAGTATATGGAAATGCCAGGTGGTACAGGTTTTGATGGTTTGAACAATGAAGTTGAAACTACAGGAGCTCCTTACTATGCTCAACTAGAAGTTTCAAGAACTAAAAATTTGCTAGTAGATTGTGAAGAATCATATTGCCAGTATTCACTAGGACACCATTCAACATCTACTAATGAAGATGCTAACAGTCAAAAATGGGCACCTAAGTTTATAACTACAATTTTAGTTCCTGAGGGAGATACTACAACTCAAACATCTGTAGAAGGAGTACTAAATGCATTTGTTACTACAGGACCTTGCGGAAAAACAATTAGTCTTGATTGTATTGGATAAATTATACTAATAAAATATATTAATTTAAATTAATATATCTGTTGTTTTGTGTGGGTAGGTGGTAGAGATTTCTTTGCCACCTATTTTTTTATAAATAAAAAAAAATAAAAATTAAAAACAATAAATTTAAAATTATTTTTTAAATTTACATGTTATTTTAAATAACTATATAAAATATAAATACTTGAAAAAAATAAATATTATTTCAGAGGCAATTTATAAAGGTCAAATAAAACAAGTTAATCAAGGTTCCTTTGTAAATTTAACAAACATTGTCAATGACATTTTTACTTGTTTTAGTATTCCTTGTTGTGAAAACAAGGCAGATTTTTTTATTAGAAAAACTTATTTACTAAGAGGAAGGAAAAAACCTGGACCCAATTGGAGGTCTTTAAATGAGTTAATTTTAGATGTTTATAATTGTTGTGCAAATACAACTTTGTGTTCTAGTACTCAAGAACAGTGGTGGATTACTACTGATGTAATCAGGCCAAAACAAACTATTGAAACTATCAACTTTACAAATATAATAATTAAAGTTCTCACTTGTTGTGAACTATTAGATTGTTGTGGACCTGTAGTGCCACCAGGACCTCTTTATAATTTTGATATAACAGCAGATTGGCGTTTAGTAGGAACAGTACCTGTAAGTGACCAAGCTACTTTTGAAGATTGGTTAACTAATGATTTAGGGGCTACGTCTGTAGTAATAAGTTCTTTTGATTTAACGGGTAATAGATTAAAAGCTGATATAATAGTAAATGGAGTAACAGTTCTTAATTTAACTAATAAAAATGTTACTTTAGTAGAAAAGATTGGAGGGTTTAATAGTAGTTTAACCCAAATAAGATTAGATAATAATCAAATTGTAACATTTAACCCATTAATTCCTTTACCATCTACTGTAACTCAAATAAGATTAAATAACAATCAAATTGTAACATTTAGCCCTAGTATTGCTTTGCCAAGTAGTTTAACTGAATTGAGATTAGATAATAATCAAATTGTAACTTTTAACCCTCTAGTTGCATTGCCTTCAGGATTACTAGTAATATTATTAACTAATAATAATATAACAACTTTTAATCCAACAATTGCATTACCAAATAGTTTAACATTTTTAAATTTAGATAATAATAATATAACAACATTTAACCCTACAATTGCCTTACCAAATAGTTTAACATTTTTAAATTTAGATAATAATAATATAGTAACATTTAATCCTTCAATTGCTTTACCAAATAGTTTAACATTTTTAAATTTAATTAATAATCAAATTATAACATTTAATCCAACAATTGCCTTGCCGACTAATTTGTTAGAGTTAAGATTAGATAATAATAATATAGTAATATTTAATCCTTCAATTATATTGCCAACAGGTTTAATTAATTTAGGTTTAAGTAATAACCAAATGACAACTGCAGGATATACATCTAGTGAACCTTGGGCAAATGCTCAAACTGCTTTTTCTCCTACTTGTACTACATTTTTTCCAGGAAACTCTAATTCAATTACAGGAACTAATTTAGAAACTATTTTACTTACAAAAAATTGTACAATAATTCCTTAATATTAAATAATTAAAATAAAAAATTCAATAAAAAAATAAAAACATGAAAAGAATAAATATTATTTCAGAGACAATTTACAAAGGGCAACATAAACTTGTTAATCAAGGTGCCTTTATTAATATGTCAGACTTAGTGGGAGACATATTCTCTTGTTTTGGAATAACTTGTTGTAATGGGTTACTTGCTAGCAAATCAGATTACTTTATAAGAAAATCTGCTTTAATTTATGGTAGAAAAAAACCAGGAGCTAATTGGCAATCTCTAAACAAATTAGTTTTAGATGTTTATAACTGTTTTACAGGAACTACATTATGTCCTTCTAGATTATCTGAACAATGGTGGATAACTACAGATGTTATTAGACCTGCAAAAACTGTTGAGACTATTAACTTTACACCAATCATAGAAAAAGTATTAGACTGTTGTGGAATTATCAATGTATGTCTACCTTTAAATTTTAAGTTATATTCAACTGATTGGGCTATTTCTGCAATTACTGATAAAGCAAGTTTCCTTGCATCTTTAATAGGTATGAGTGGCAGTAATGCAGGAACTACTATTTCAAACTTTACTATTCAAGGACCTTATATAGGTGCAACTGTAAATAACTTAATTGTGTTTAATACAGGAGTATTTGGAGGGCCAGATTTATATTCTATAACAGCTTTACCTGCATCAGTAGATACTTTAAATATTGCATCTCAATCTTTTGTAGAAGCAGATTTAGATTCATTAGCTGGGTTATTCTTAGGTGCTGGAACTTTACCAAAAGCTCTTTGGGATAGTTCAACTCAAACAACTACTGACCAACCAAGTCTAAGTGTTCAAGCAGATTTAACAGCTGACGTAACTTCTGTAACATTTTAATTAATTTTAAATTAATTTAAAATTATTTTATGCCAGAATTTGCAAATGAAAGAGAAAAAAATATAAGATTCCAAATTACTTTAAATGAGGAACAAAAACAAGCAAAATCAGTTATACTTCAAAATAGTATAACTTATATTGCAGGGAAAGCTGGTTCAGGTAAAACACTAGTATCTTGTCAAGTAGCTTTAGATTTGTTTTTTAAAAAACAAGTAAAGCATATTATAATAACAAGACCTGCTGTAGAAGCTGGAGAAAAATTAGGGTTTTTACCTG